CGATTGGATCAGAACTAGTCTTTTGCTCATTGATCTGTTCCTCCAATCTTTTGCAGAGTGTTGCGTGTTCACAGGAAACATTAATTACTCTTGTTACAACACGGTCATCACCATACAATGTTTTAGTATCGGCACGTAAAATACATTCATTGCATGACTCACAAATCTTGCATGGAAAATTAGTATTAATGGTCATATAAACCTCCGTTAAAACAAATTCATGTCCTCCAAGGTACATGGGTGAAGTTTCTTGTCCGTAATGTGATACTCAATCATGTCTGAAACAACTAGCAGTAATGCACCGACCTGGTACGGATCATACTTCTGCCGGATTACTTCTGCTTGATCCCAAAACTTCTTCCATGCTTCAGCAGTGTTAGGCATATTGTAGTTGATGTCAAAAAGACAATAGACTTCTTTCCATAGTTCTCTAATTTCATTAGGGACATTGGTCATAAAGAATTCCTCCATTACGAGGTTTTGCAACTTCCAATCTTGCTTCTATCTCTCCATGTTCATAAATCGGATCACTTTGATCTTCTCTTGTGTAATAGCAGATATATCCTTCGTCCATTAGTTTGTCTGCCAATATATGTGCCATATCGTGCTTAATGATTTTGATATATTCATCACAATTCGGAGGAATCATCCTTTTGTCAACGAGTTTTCTTATTGCCAACACATCAAAATTGCGATGTTCAACATGGACAGGCACAGGGAATTTTAATGCTTGTTCAAACATCATCCTACGCTTGATCTCTCGATAGAGTCTATTCTTCATCTGTTTGTATGTCTTCTTCTTCATCTTCGTCTTCCCTTTCCCCATCGGCACAATACCAATTGCCTTTATAAGTTCTGTATATCCCTATTTCCCAATGTGGAGAACTATACCCATGTTTGCAAGCATGGCAATAACCATAATCGGATTCATCTTTCTTGTCCCACCACTTGCAATCTCGACAACGGACAATCTCTCCATCTCGATCTTTGTATCCTTTTAAATACGCTTCGTTGTAACGTTGCCTGTCCTGCTGCAAGATGCTCACTAACTTATCCTTGTCGATATCGAATCCTGCTTTTACAACCGCTTGCATCACTCCATCTTCAGTGAACCTGGCGATTTCACTTGTCATCTGATTGACAACTATGTTTATTGGAGAATCATAGTCAACAGGAATGTTTTTGAATTCATCTAAATCATGTATCATTACGTTTCCTCCCATCAGCACAGAACCAATCTTCACTGCGTGACCAATGGATTTTGTCGCATCTGTCACCATGACTATCCGGTTGAGAATTGTAGAATCTGCAATTCTTGCATCTGACAAGTTCCTGCTTCGCTATGAATTTCCATTCTCTGTTCAGCGGTTCCATGACAGAGCAAATCCATTCTCTCATTTGCTCACCGACCTTCCTGCGTTTCCAATCTGTTAGTATACCATTTGCCACCCTTTTTATAGTTTTCATGCAAACGCCATGCTCTGCATTTTGTTGGTTCTTGACAGTACAGATAACCAATGTATCCGTCATTTAATGTGCAATGGTACGGTTCGTAGTGACGGCAAGTAACGCACATATGCGGTATTCTTTTTTTCATTTCACTTCACCGACCTTCATGCGGTTCTTCCGTTTTTGTCACAGAATCGTGATGTACCCAATCAATCTCACTTTTTGTGTCAGTTTTATTTGTTATTTTCCATCCCGTGCAGTTCATACAAGCCATTGTCATAGGAGAATAAACCGCACCACAAATAGGGCATTGCCAACCTTGTTGAGCAAAACAGATTCCATCCCAATAGTTCATTCCCACTTCACCGACCTTCCACAACATAGAACACGAAATCAACTTTTTCATGGTCATCTGTTCGTGCAATAAACAATTCACCTTCATCAAGCAATGTTTCACATATTGCTTCATAAAGTTTTATCATTCTAAACTCTTCGTTCCGTCTAAATGTGATTACGTGCTTTTTGTGGAGTGTTACCTGTTTCTTCTCCTGATCTTTCAGCAGTTCAAGAGCATCATTTTTAATCTTCCTAACCTTATCCAATTCCGATGATTTCATATAGGAATGAGCATCAATCCAACTATCAAAGCAAGTTTCAACTGATCTGATAACCTTCTCAATATCTGCCATCGTGCTTACCTCTTTACTGTTTTTTCTTCTCATCCTGGCTGAACACATTGCCAACAATCTTATTCACAAGCACACCCAACATATCTGTTATCAATCCAAGGCTTACATCAATGTCCTTCAGCAGTACGTTCGTTTCAAAATCCCTGTCCATGAGTCCCTTTGATTCTTTCTGAAGGTCATATAACTGATCTAATGACAGTTTAACCTCATCTGATCTGCTTTCCGGAATTTTATCTCCGGTCTTTTCGTCAAATTTCATTATTCCGTTCCTCCATAATATTTTTTAGTGTGTTCCACATATCGTCTTCCTGGTTGACGATTGCTTTGATCTGCTTCATATAGCAGATAAGATGGTAGATGAGGAAAGCATGAGTTGTATCAATATTTATGCCACCTCGTCCTTCTTGATACATTTCTGCGAGTTTCCAATTCATATACTCATACAGTTCATCCATTGCCTTTCTCCTTTTCCTTATCTGATATATGCTTTCCAAGCAACAACATTCCTATAACACCGGAAACGAATCCGGCTAAATAAAACCAAATCATTCAATCATCCTTTCTATAAACAATAACCATACTTGGGAATGGAGCATTATATTTCGCACCACCGAACTTTAGTCTTCCCTTTATAAATCTAATTTCTGCTTTATTAATAACATACTGATGAAACCATTTTGTATCAGTTCGTGCAGGAATAAGTATTACTGCTATACCCCCCCTATGGAATGTTCATAACATTTTTTGATCCATTGTCCGATTCGTCTTCCATATGGAGGATTGCACCATACAGTTTCACCCGTCCAATCCTGGGATAACCCATCCTGGCTCTTTGTAAAATACTTACTTACTTTTGCATTTTCTTTTGTTGCACAAACATCAACAGTAAAATGAAATTCTTTATTTAATACATCGAATAAATCCTGTGGAGTTTCCCATTCTTCTGTTGCTGATGAAAATAAAACATTATTTTTCATTGTATTCCTTCCTATTTATATGTGTCCGTTCTCTATATCCGCAATCAGTTTAAAGAAGATATAGAACTGCTGCGGTACAACCGCATTGCCTAATGCTTTAACTCTGTCCACCCTATTGGGTATCCCATCAACCACTCTAGGAATTGAGGGTTCGTCCATCCAATTCTGCCACGGGGACTGCATTCCAACAGTTCGTGGAGTTGACTCCTGTATCCACCCCCCCTATGAATCTGCTCGGCTTTGCTCCCTTCCATGTACTGTTGATCGGAGATGGGATCAGTTTCGTGAATGCCCTCTGATACCCCATCAACCATTCCGACAGTTCCGGATTGATATGCCCCAGGTTTCCGGCAGATAGTTTCCTCTTTTCCTCCTCCGTCATCATCCCTTTGTCCACCATTCTCTGAAGCAATTGCCGTTGGCCTGTTGCTGCCCATGCACTTGCTACGGGAGTAGGCCAAGATGGCAACCCTATCTCTTCTGTGTGGGGCATCAACACCGCAAGCCGGAACAATAAACGCTTGTGCGGAGTATCCTTCACTTTCCAAGTCAGATAACACCTGGTCGAGTGCCATATTGACGATTCCAGGCACATTTTCACCAATGACCCAAGTGGGTCTGATTTCCCGTATAACTCGGAGCATTTCCGGCCAGAGGTAACGGTCATCATCTTTGCCGACTCGCTTCCCGGCAAGAGAGAAAGGTTGACAGGGGAATCCTCCGGAAATAATGTCAACTGTTCGTAACCCTGTACGTTCATAGAAATCATCAGCCGTTAATGTCCGTATATCTCTCCACCTCGGAACATTAGGCCAATGTTGTTCTAGTACTTTTGTCGGATAATCTGCCCATTCACATTGTCCGACAGTTACGATTCCTGCCATTTCGGCAGCGAGATCCAAACCACCAATTCCGGAGAAGAGAGATAAATGTGTTAACGGCATATTTCCCTCCTATTCTTCCCAAGTTTCATCAAATTCCCAATCTTCGCACCATTCATCCGGTTCTTTTGAATCTCGCCATTCGACTTTGTAGCACTCATCGAGATTGTTCCATTCTTTCATGCAGAAAGTGCCGTTGTATTCCTTGCAGTTACCGCAACATGGCTTTACAGATTTTTCATCTGCCACTTTCTTCAACCTCCGCATCATGATTTCGTACTGATACTCTCTGCCACCCAGGAATCCTGCGATCAAAATCAACACACAGAAGATGATGAATGTAATTGAAGTAAACAATCAGTTCACCACCCTTGTGTTCCATCTCTTGATTACCTTGCTAACTGTTGAATGGTAACCACAGGTAGCACCGCAGCCATTCTCTGTCCAGGAGCAGACAATCGTATATCTTTCCGGATCGCACTGCCTTTCATCCCGTTCAGATTGCGTATAAATCTCTGCCACACTCATTCCGCAAAACGGGCAAGGCTTTAAATCATGCTTCTTTTCCATTCTTGTCCTCCAACAATATGATTGCATCATGAACGGCAGTTCCCATTCGCATGAGTTTGTTTGGATCTGCTCCGTCTTGCCAAGGACACACAATGCCAATGTAGAGAACTGTTTCCTTCAAACCCTTGATTACTTCTGCTTTATCAATATTGCTTTCCATGATTCGTTCCTCCACTTAATCCTTAATCGCAGCTATTTCCTACAGTGACGAGCAGATGCCCACCGAAATGTTTAATGCCGTATATGCCATATCCGCATCTCCATGCTTCAGCAATGTTCTGACCATAACGGGAATCGTTCTCATGTCTGCCCATCACTTCAACCAAGGCATCCCGTCTGTCATCTGCTTTCAAAATCTCATTTACTTCGTCAACTGATAAACCTTCTACAAGAAAAATAGTGAACGTATTGTCCTTGCTAGAGGTTTCTATGTGCAGTTTCTTCATTTGAGTTCTCCTTTCAGATGAAATGATATTTAGTTAAAACTTCCTCAATTTCTTGTATGCCTTTTCTGCCTAGATTTTTCACTGAAAGTAATCGTGGAGTTTCATTATTTGTTCCTTCTAGAATATCTGATGCACAATAAGCATCAAGAAGTTTATCCATTGTCAAAAATCTCCCATCACGATTAAGAGTATTCTTGACACGATTTGAAAAATCAACATCATTGATATTACTTGAAATTGTTATATTAATCTCTTTACAATTTTTTATACTGTTTTCAACAATTGATTTTGCTTGGTTTAACCAGGAAAGAATTAACAACAAATGTCTAACACTAACATTTGTACATCTTCCACTAGAAAGTCCACCATAGAAAACATCCAAATAGTCATTACTTAATTCCGGAAAATCTCTAAACATTTGATCTTCCATTATGGATTGGTAATGCGATAACTTATTATTTGTTTTTGCAAGTCCATCACTATCTTTTGCATATAGTACCTTTCCACCTTCAACAACAAGTTTTGTAAATAAATAATTAACAACACTTACTAAAGCACCAATGCTTTCATAATGTTCAAGTGTTCGTTCTTTTTGCGGAATCATTTAAGTTCCCCCTTCAGATATTTAATCAACCTGGCAGGACACTGTTTCCGTGTGCAATATCGGAATTCCACACCATACTTCCTTGTCATCGTTTCCAATGCTTTCCGGAATACCTTTGGCTCAATCCTGGTCATCGGTTCTCCACGCATATGCCATTTGTTTCCATTCTTCCACCTGGGAACTTCCCATAGATCAATTATTCCGTAAGGCACTTCTTCTTCAACAAGGATGATGAGTTGGATCCCCTGTTCCATTGCTCTGATGCATTCTGCCCTAAATCTGCGGTGATCGTTGGACATTACATCCTTGCATAGTTCCATCAAATCCTGTTTCGTATCCACTGAGATCTTCCCGTCCGGCAGCATATAATCACCAACCGATAAACACTTCCGAATCAGTTCAATCCCATTCTTCCGGCAGTAATCTTCAATGTTCTTATGCTTTCCTACTTGCTGACGAGAATCTTCATACAATATCAACTGACCACCTCCGGAAAAAGAAGGGGCATGGCTATTCGCCTTTAGTCCTGCTCTCGTTTGGTGAAACGATCAAAAAACCAATCTTCGACAGGCGAAGCGAGAAGAAGGCCGAACTCGTTGTGCTTCTAGCACGTGCCATGCCCCGTTGCATCTACTTAACCCCAGGGGACTTCGATACCCTTGGAAACATCAGTGAAGTTCTGATCGTCACTGCCGGAATCGTCCTTCTTTTCACGCTGATCCCTGTCTTTCATAGGACGGCACTTTCCGGCCTTGACATCAGCAACAGTTTCAAACTGCCCGATCTCTGTGGTTTCCCTGTCCTCGTTGTTGTATGTGTACAGTTTCTTACGGACAGAGATACCAACTTTCTTTCCCTTCAGTTTCTCTTCATGCCGATCCCATTCGTAGCCAGGATTACTTTCCTGCACACACCAAATGTTGTTGGCGAACTTCCGATCAACCCAATCCTCAGAATCATTGTTGGGGCAGTAAAGCCGGAATGTTCCACGATAACTTGCCTTGCCGAAACGTTCTTTCTGATCGTTGTATACTTCCGTATACCTTCCGGCATATTCACCTTCAGTGATTTCAACCATCATCTCAAGAGTGTCATATTTCTGCCCTTTTTCTTTGTCCGCTTCGACAACACGGACATTCTTAATCTCTGCCACATAAGCACCAACAGGGGGCAGTGTAAGGAAGTTTCCTCTCTTCTGAATCTCAACGCTTTTTCCAATCATTTGTCCAATTCCTCCGATCTAACATCGTTTAATATGACCAACGGGCAGTTATGCCCACGGGTTTCACGGGAATAGAGGATATCCTCTGTCAACGCACACTTATCTCTGTCCAGGTTGTCATAATGTCGGATGAATCTGCACCATTTACAACAGACTTCATCCTCCGGAAAACCAATTTCCATAGATAAATCTGCGATAGTGTAATAAGACACACCACGATCAAACTTTTTTGCCATGTGTCACCTCAAAACACTCTCAAAATTTCATCTGCAAACCTTGCCTTGTTCCAAATCACTTTAATCTCAGCGGATATGATATGAAAATCGTAACCATCTGCTCACAATCTGATCTGATCCTGTGCATTTTCAATTGATTCAAATCCGTCATATGTGAACAAGTCATTTATGGTTCCGTCTTTTGCTCTGTACTTCGCAGTAGGCCAATATGTTTTCATATCATCACCTCGGAAGTTCTTTCACTGTTTCGACAGTAACATTGTCTGCTTTCTTCTGCTCTTTCTTCTGAGGTTTGGTTCCAATCTTGGCAAGTCCATAGTATTCACGGATGGCAGTGTCAACTGCTTTCAGATCGTTATCCATCTCCAACGGGAACATATCCATCGGAGATTTGGCAGTAGTCACTCCGTCACTCTGTGTAACAAAGTAATGCCGTTTCCCGTCTGTCACGCAGTTCAGAACAATCGTGAACAGAGATTCCAAAGTCAACTGCGAATCGATCATCTTTCCGGCAGTTTTCGCTTTGATCTTTGTCCCGTCTTCACTGCGGTCGGTATGCATCATGAAGTAGACAACAGTGTCATCGGAGCATTTGTCTGTTGCCTGGATCATGTCATAGAAGTCCTTCGCAACCTGGGTGAACTTTCCATATCCGGTTTCGTTCACCTTGCCGAACAGATAGAATGTCATTGCAAGTCCGGCATCATCCACCACATAGCAGTTCTTATCGTTCTGCTTGATGGCCTGGGCAATGGTTTTCATATCGGAAGTCTTCATCATAGGAAGTTTCTTCTTAAACGGAAGAGGTTTCTCAGATACATTGAAAATTGCAATCTCGTTTTCTTCAAAATTCCGGAGAGAAGCAGACTTGCCGGAACCGCTTTCTCCGATAATCAATACCTTTACTGACATTTGAATTTCCTTTCCGGTCATGCTATAATGACCTTGCTTAGATTTATTCCAGGCTAGCCGTGTTCATCGGTCGCAACGATGAATGCGGTTTTTTCTTCGTGGTTTTGGCAGATAACCAACGGAGATATTAATGCTATGCCGTAGTTCATGTTCTGCCCTTGCAAGTTGCGGACTTATCCGGTCGATGTGAACATAGGTCTGAATCGTCCCGTCCTCAAAAGCAATCTTCTTAATCGGAGGATACTTGAACAATCCGTCATCCTGGCAATCAAGTTCAAACATCTCTTTTTTCATTTCATTCACCTCCTCTTTAATTTACGTTTGCTCCCCGTACAAACGGCATCCGCTACAGGCAACTTGTTCGATTTCTTCGTCATCCATGCATCCAGGGAACCTTCTGATACTCTGATCCGTTTCCGGACAGTTCCGCTGACAACTGTATGTGGCATCTGATACATCAGTGCTAAAGCAGATCTCTTTGAGATACTCAGCCTTTCGGCAACCTGTTCCGCACTCAGCCAAACGATCATTTACTGCCCACCATCCACATCAGCAGGATAGTCATAAACACTAAGCCAGGTATTGTCCAATGGATAAGGCTTGCCTGGATTTTCGCCTGTTCCTTTGCCGTCTTCTTTCTTAAACTCGATATATCCATCGGTTGATTTGATTTCTCCAACCATAGGAGGTATAGTTCCTTCTTCTGCGAGAGGGTCATAATTAACCATCCACCTTCCCAATGTATCAACTTTCACTTGTTCCATCCGGTTCTTTTCCCATGCATACTCATCTTCCTGGATGTCCTGTTCTAGTTCAATGCTGCTCAGTTCCACATCACCACTGCTGAGTTTTCTGTC